TTTAGTATTGCTCTAGCAAAAATAATGTTTTGTTCGCCTGTGTCAGTTTCCATGCCACTCCAAATTTCAATTATTTCTTCATCTGTTAGTGTCTTTGCTGGATGGGTGTAGAGTGGTTCACAAGCCAATGCTTCAAATAAATGCTCAGGCTTACTCCACATAAACTCATGTCGGTCTTTGTATTGCACTAGCCACGCTACTGGTTCATTGTTCATTTTTCATTAACCTTTCCTGTAATTGCTTTTAAAAATGGACTCCATGTATCACGCCAGTCCTCTAAAAATGCCACCTGTTGTTTCAATTCTTTTATTTCAGTTTGTTGCTGGCGTAGCATGGTGGCTGCTTTGTCCATTGTTATATAGCTTACATCGCCCCCATTCAAATCATCAGCTAGTTCATTTGCGTTCACTTGCTCATCTCCTTCGCTACCTCATTGCCACGCTCGGCGTATACCAGTTTGAATGCCAGATCAACAATGTGTTTGTCCTGCGCTTTCATGTACTCTTTTTGCGCTTCGATGACATCGAGCTGGCGCTTTTGCCATTGTTCTAGGTTGTTGATTTTCTCTGCTTGCGCACGGAGCATTTCGGCCGCATCGGATAGTAACTTCCAATCGCTGACGTGGTAGTTATATTCCATGTCGCTGGATGCTGCATCTAATTGAATTGCTAAATCATTTGCGTTCATTTGCAGGTTTCCTTCTCACTCTTTTAGCAACGGCAGCAATCCCATCTTCTGGGTCTTTTTCTAATTCTTCAATCAAAGCATCTCCGCAACGCACGGCTATATCGGCCATATGTTCCATAGAAAACTCATTTGGCGCGCCCTGTAACAATCCGGTCATAGCAAAACAACTTGCTAAAAACCTCATGTGTTTCTTGTCGTCTTCCATTCTTTATATTCCGTATAGATATCTTTTAAGGCTGTTTGGGCTGCCAAGTTATTTTTAATTTCTGATCGAGATCCAACCACCAAATAATGCTGCATCCATTCGATACATTCTTTTTCGCTCTTGTCGTAAAGGCTGCCTTCTTCGTGTAAGAATTCCCAAAACTCTTTGTCCCTGCAAAGCATCCCTGCAAGTTTGACCATTTGTGCGCCTGCATATTCCTCCCGATTTAATGGTTTTTCTTCATCATCTAAGCGAACCATAACCACCATATACCGCGCCCCAACAAAATCTCTTATGACTTCGTTTGGAACCTCGTCGGGGTGAATAGCCAAGTTCAATACATATCCATCTTTGGTTTGCTTCATGGATATTTTTTTGGCTTCAAATTGCGGATGATCCATTATTCGTCCCAAGGATCTTTAGCTGGTGAAGAAGATTGTTGCTCTGGTTTCCAAGTATTTACTTTGACGCGCAATACACTGCGTTCGCCGTTCTTGGTATTAACTTTACCTTTCCAGCCATCAAGCTTGATCTCTACTTCGCCATTCTTGGATTCACCAATAAGCTGTTCAAGTAATTCTTTTTCAAAAATAACAGATCCTGCAAAGTCTGGTGCTTTGTCAAACTTCTTCTCTGTGTTGTGCCACATGGTTCCTTGATTTGGATATTCCATTTACTTTCCTTTCGTTAGTGTTGCTTTGGTTTTACTAAACTCTGCCATCATCTCTGAATAAAACTTCTCGTCCATAGCCTTGGCTTTATCAAAAACTACGCGGTTATTCTTAAATATATTTGCTACATCATCTGCATGGGTGGCCAGCAATAACAATGCATCTACGCCCGCTTTAAGAGATTCTAACCAGCCTTTTGCATCGTCCGTATCCATTACTGTAATCTGCCACTCACCGGGCTTTCCCGCAGTCTTGGTTACCTTTGCTTTCTCCACCGCTTTTGCTGGCGCTGGTATATTAGACACTTTAGGTGTTTGTGTAATATCTTCTTGCAAGTCAGGCGGGACGTCTTCACCGTTGTAGATATATAGACCCAACCCATGCAAGGCAATAGCTTTAGCCAAACAGCGTTGCATAGCGGTATTGATTGCAAATGCGTCAGGCTCAGAAATAGCTTTATTGCGATAGTCCATCACCGGAAGTTGTGCAGTGCGCGCAATATCATTGGCCACTACAGTACAAAATACCATTACTGTGCCGTTGCCCCAGCGTTGATACTCTGGATAAAACCAATGCGCCTTTGGATCAGCAAGTAATAGCTGGTCGACTGCCCACGCCCAAGATAAATAGGTAAGACCATTTTTCTTTTCTGTGTATTTTGAGACATCAATCTGTCTAAGTTCTTTGTATTCCATTACAGTCCTTTAATCATTTCATCTGCCAAATCTTTGGCGTATTCCATGACATATTCAGAAAAATCAACCGAATCTATATCTGGATCGTATTTGTTCCATGTTGAATATAATGCGCCGTTAGATGATAGTGCTACCATAAAGTCATAAATCATTTCTTGTCTTGTTTTCATTTGTCATGTTCCTCTTTTAGTTTACGAATTGTTTCTACTTCAATAAGTTTTTGAGCGTAGTGAATAACTTTCTCAAGGTCTTGTATACCGCCTTTTCTACGCCAACGAGTGGTATATTTAATAATGTTTCCCTCAAGGTACCCCAAACCATTAGCCACGATATAGTCCCAAGGCTGAATAGAATTATCAGCATAATGAGAACCGGCAACTTGATATTCATTTGCTTTTATCTTGTGATCCATGTCCACAATCCTGTTCCAAAGACTCCAAAGACTGCGATAAAAAGCAGCATCCAGACAAACACTTCTCGGACGAAAGATTTAGTTCTATCCCAGTCCGTTTCGCATCTCCAAATAGGCGTTGCATAATCTGCATCTCTAAGTGCTTCGGATACAGATCTAGCGGTTTGTGTATATCTGTGATATCGGTTTGTAAATTGTTCATAACTCATTATTTCTCCTCTAAATAACGTTTATATTGATCGCAAAACTTAGATACTGGACAGAAGCTTGAGCAACGGGTGCGATCCCCTTCTCGAACTTCAAGAATAAATCCTTTGCCAGCTTTAAGTAATGCCTCCTCTGCTTCCTCAAGATCATTATGCACCGATTTTGCTCTAACTGCATCAACTTTTTTTACCGCGTAAGTTGTCGGCTTTTCCCACATTTCGGCAGGAGTGCATAGCGGTAATTCCTCCCCCGCATCCATCGCAAACAGTCCTTCTGAATGCAAGTGAATGCGGTCTTTAATAAACTGCTCCCTTTGCTCCATAGGCCATAAAGTAACAGGGATTACTTCAACCGGACATTGGGGATAACCCTGACGAGTCTTTGCGTCTCTGCGGTTCCAATCGCGAATGATGGCTATGATTGCCAGCTTCGTTACCGGCGTCTTCTTAACCTTCTCTACCAGCCATGCGTAGATATTGAGCTGTTGCTCCCATTCTGCCTTCTCATTCATTACCGACCATACGCCTACATTCTTGTAGTCGTTAATCTCTACGCCATCATCATGAATAATTTGTAAGTCAATAGCGCCAGAAATATGCCAACCATCAAGATCCGCATGAAGTCTTTGCTCCACAATATGGTTAGCATCCTTGCCATGTTCCAATACTCCGTGAATCGCAGTTCCAATAATTGACCAAACCATATCTGATACATCAGTTTCAATCTGGTCGTCATATTTCTTTTTAAGTTGCACAATGCGTGGGCTATTGAGTAGTTCAGTGGCCGATACATGAGCCTTGCCCTTTGTGTATGCCGGACGTTCGGCTACATTCATAAAGGTTTGGGGAAGATTAAATTTATTAGTTAATTTCATGTATGTTCTTGTTTAATTGATTTTGCGTCATTACATAACCTTTGCCATGACCCAAATCATCAATGTTCTCATCCTTAAATAATTCTTCTTTAGTTGTCCAACCCGCAATTTTTGCGCCTTTGTCGTTTACAATCGCTAAGACATACATATCGCAAGGATGATCCTCTTTCTTTAAAGTGGCTAATAGTTTACCGGATTGATATCTTGTGGACTTAACATCTATTGTGCGTTTAAAGTAATTAACCAAATCTGATCCGCCTTTTCTAATACTGACAGTCAAATCTGGGCATAGATTAAGCGCCTTAGCTACGCAATACTCTGCAATAACTCCATCTATATCTATCTCAAAAGGATCCTGCTTTCCCATTTGTTTGTCTTGCACATTTCCAGAAGCCGTACATCTACGCATTACGCCAAGTAATCTGCAGATTTCCAACTCCGGCATGGACAACTCAATCAGCATTACGTTTATTCATTTCAAGCCAGTCGGCTGAGATTGTTGCGGTATGCGCCAAAGCTCGTAAAGCTTGAATTGTTTGTTCCTGATTGCCTTTTAATAATAGCTCATAAGATTCACGCAAAGCCTTGTCCATAGCTAAATAACTTTCGCTGTAATCAATCATACATCCTCCTATTTAGTTGCCATTAAATATAAACCTACGTTAGCGGCAGCGTAACTAACATAAGTAATACATAAGGCTAGATTGCCTTTATAACCCTGCTCACAGCCAATGTATAAATAAATTAAACCGGTAACAATAATTAGCCAAGCACTCATTAGCAACGCCCATCTGGATCGTTGTCATCAAAATTCCATTCTTCCATAATTCGTTTACGGCGTTCTATCATTTCATTGGTGGCGTACTTGTCTAATTGTTCGTGGTTAATATAACGATCCCACAAACGATCACATTTCATGCGAACCATATTTGTAAGACCTAATAGAGTGTTACTTAACTCATCTTCGGTCATTGCGTTATTTGCATGATGCTCATAAAGAACTGTTAAATCTTCGTGAATGTTATACATCCCTTGAATAGCATCTTCCAATTCAATTCTTTTCTTTAAATCTTTTTTCTTTCCCATCTGTTTCTCCTGTTCGATTGCCTCTTTAAGCATGGCTACTACACCATATTGGATAAGGACTATTTGACCTTCATCATCATAATCAACGATTGCATCTGCGGAACCATCTTCATTCTCCCGCGTTATCCTCAGCTTGATCTCCATCCTCTTCCTCCATAAACTTTCTTAGATACTCACGCAATTCTTTGGCGTCCTCTTTGGTATCAAATATCTTTTGATATGTTCCGCGGGACGGAATTCTTACCGCTTCAGTAAAGTAATAGTTATACGCAACATAAGTTCCAAAAGGCCTGCAAGCCCATTCATTCTCTTTGCATATTTGCGTATGTGCGCAGTTGTCGCATGGACAAACGCCCTCCACTCTTGGTCTTGGCCCTTCTGCTGCTATTCTGTCTTCCGTAGTAAACGTAGTCATAGATCCCCTATATAATTCTTTGATACTAATCCCGCAACAGAAAGTTGAATATAGGTGATTACCCTAACATTTCCATACCCTCCCAGCGTCAACGCATATTGGCTTCAGGCCGGTAAACGCCGGTATATTTCTAAGCGAGGAGTAGATTTTAAAAGAGCAGTTCATGAAATATGTGACAAACTGCCTAGTTTTAATGATAAACCTATAGAAATATCTATTGTGTTGTATCCGCGCGACAAACGCCTTTTAGATATTGATAATTGCTGTAAGGCTATCCTTGATTCCATGAATGGCCTGATGTATGACGACGATCAGCAGGTATGGAAACTAACAGTAGAACGGGGCGAGAAAATTAAAGGCGGTGGATGCCAAGTAACCATCAAAGAATATAAGGGTAAACCCTAGTATTTAGTGATTATTTGTATGTGATACACTACCTATGTATCTCGTGAGGATACTTCCCTGTAGTACTTTTGGGGCTGTCTCTTGACAGCCTCTTTTTTTTGTT